TGGCCGCCCCGCCTCTCCGGTCGCCGCCCCCCTCAACCATCAAGAGACGACAGAGGAGTAAGCCACCATGAGCAATGCGTGGAACGATTTCAATGACGCCCGGCAGAATGCCAACCTGATCCCGAAGGGCACCATCGCCAAGGTGCGTCTCACCATCCGCCCTGGCGGCTTCAGCGACCCGGCGCAGGGCTGGACCGGCGGCTACGCCAAGCGCGGCAGCACGGGCGCAGTCTATCTCGATGCCGAATACACGGTGCTTGAGGGCCAGTATGCCAAGCGCAAGATCTGGTCGATGATCGGGCTCTACAGCCCGAAGGGTCCCGATTGGGCCAACATGGGGCGCAGCTTTGTGCGCGGTGCCCTCAACTCGGCACGCGGCCTTTCCGATAAGGACAACTCACCGGAAGCGCAGAATGCGCGCCGCATCTCGGGGCTTGGCGATCTCGACGGGCTGGAGTTCGTGGCGCGCATTGATGTCGGCAGTGACAGCAATGGCGAGGAGAAGAACGAGATCCGTCAGGCGGTCACGCGCGACCACAAGGAATATGCCGCCGTCATGGGCGGCATGATGGCGCCTGTGGGCTACCCCCAGGCGCCGGCATTCCAGCCCTCGCACGCGGCCCCGGCTCAGGCACCCACCTACGCGCCCGCTGCGCCGCAGGCCCCGCAGCCTGCCTATCACCAGCCCCAGTCTGCGCCGGCTCCGGTGCAGTCCGGCGGCGTGCGTCCCACCTGGGCGAAGTGAGGCAACACCCATGATGCTTCGCCCCCGCCAGAAACTCTTCGTCGAGCGCAGCCTTGCTGCGCTTGACACCCACAACAACACGCTTGGCGTCGCGCCGACGGCATCGGGAAAAACCCTGATGTTGTCTGCAGTTGCCGGTGACCTTCTGAAGAACCCTGACGCCAAGGCCTGCGTGATTGCCCATCGCGACGAGCTGACCGAGCAGAACCGCGCCAAGTTCTCCCGCGTCAATCCCGGCATCTCCACCTCGGTGGTCGACGCCAACGGAAAGTCATGGGACGGCCAGGCGACCTTCGCCATGGTGCCGACGCTGTCCCGGGCCTCCAACCTCGACGCCATGCCGGCTCTGGACCTCCTCATCATCGACGAGGCCCACCATGCAATCGCCGTGACTTATCGCAGCATCATCGACCGCACGCTGCAGCTCAATCCGTCGGCGAAGATCTTCGGCGTCACCGCGACCCCGAACCGCGGCGACAGGAAAGGCCTGCGGGATGTCTTCGACAATGTCGCGGACCAGATTCGCATCGCCGAGCTCATTGCCTCGGGGCATCTGGTGAAGCCGCGCACATTCGTGATCGATGTCGGCGTGCAGGAGGCGCTCCGCAAGGTGCGCCGCGTCGCCTCCGACTTCGACATGAATGCCGTCGCCGAGATCATGGACAAGTCGCCGGTGACGGATGCGGTCATCAGTCACTGGAAGGAGAAGGCGGGCGGCCGCCAGACCGTCGTGTTCTGCTCGACCGTCGAGCACGCGCAGAACGTGGCGGACGCCTTTGCCACCTCCGGTGTCACAGCGGCGCTGGTCCATGGCGAGATGAAAGAAGCCGACCGCAGGGCAACGCTTGCCGCCTACAATCGCGGCGAGATCCAGGTCATCACCAATGTCGCGGTGCTGACCGAGGGCTGGGACCACCCGCCCACCTCCTGTGTCGTGCTGCTCCGGCCCTCTTCCTACAAGTCCACCATGATCCAGATGGTGGGCCGGGGTCTGCGCACCGTCAATCCGGAAGAATACCCCGGCGTCGTCAAGACCGACTGCATCATCCTCGATTTTGGAACTTCAAGCCTCATCCATGGCTCGCTCGAGCAGGATGTGGATCTGGATGGCCGACTGGTGACGGGGGATGCTCCCACCAAGACCTGTCCGGCCTGCGAGGCGGAGGTTCCTGCCGCCGTCATGGAATGCCCGCTGTGCGGTCATGTCTGGGAGAGCGGGCTCGGAGGGGCTGGGCCCCAGCCCCTCGACCAGTTCGTGATGACGGAAATCGATCTCCTGGCGCGCTCAAGCTTCGAGTGGATCGATGTCAATGGCGACGGCTCCGCCATGATGGCCAGCGGCTTCACCGCCTGGGCGGGAGTCTTCAACGAGGACGGGCGCTTCTATGCCGTGGGCGGCGCGAAGAACAGGACTGCCGTCCTGCTTGGTGTTGGCGAGAGCATCGTCTGTCTCGCCGCCGCCGATGACTGGCTCAACACCAACGAGTCGGATGAGTCGGCGCACAAGACCAAAGCCTGGCTCCGTCAGCCTCCGACCGAGCGGCAGTTCGCCTACCTGCCTCCGGCCTGCCGGATGGACTACAGCCTGACCCGCTACCAGGCCTCGGCCATGCTGAGCCTGAAGTTCAACCTCCATGCCATTCGCAGCCGCATCGCGGAAGCGAAGGGCGCCAGCTTCGCGGCGGCCGCGTGATGGAGAAGCCTCATGTCACACGCAACACCCGCCACGGCGCGCGAGCGCTTCGTCCGCTGGCAGCCGCGCTACGAACTGTGCGCCGTCTGCCGCAGTCCCACGCACGGCTTCGGCTGGCAGGAGCCGCAGCGCGTCAGGAATCCGCGCCCGCCCGCATGGTTCTGCTCCATGGCCTGCCAGACCTTCTTCTGGGAACGCGCCCGGAGGTCTCTCGCCATGGTTGATCTGACCGACGAGGAAAAATCCGCCCTGCGCTACGCCATGCGGATGGCCGCCGAGGTGATGGAGGAGATCGGGTGGAACACCCGGCTCTCCGATTTCTCCGAGCAGCAGGTTCTCACCCTCATGGAGATCGCCGTCGGCGGCTTCCAAGACGCGATGCGCGACATCGCCGCCGCCAACAGGCAATCACCGGAGGTGCCGTTCTGATGCTGGACTACAATCATACACGCAGTTTTGCGGACATGCTGAACGACGTGGTTGACGCCGCGCTGATGGACGAGAATGCCACCCGTCCCCGCCGCGAGTATCTTGGCGGTTCCCGCGTCGGCCACGCCTGCGAGCGCGCGCTGCAGTTCGAGTTTGCCGGCGCGCCGAAGGACGAAGGCGCCGATTTCCCGGGCCGCACGCTGCGCATCTTCGCCATCGGCCATGCGCTCGAGGACCTGGCAATCAAGTGGCTGAGGACAGCAGGTCTCGATCTCTACACGCGCAGGGGCAATGACCCGGACGGCCAGCAGTTCGGCTTCTCGGTGGCGGGCGGGCGCATCCGCGGCCACGCAGACGGAATCATTGCCGGCGCTCCCGAGGCACTGAAGCTCGGCGTTCCCGCGCTGTGGGAATGCAAGACGATGAACGCGAAGAACTGGCGAGAAACGGTGAAGTCCGGTGTTGCTGTGGCGAAGCCCATCTACGCCGCCCAGATCGCCCTCTATCAGGCCTACATGGATGCCAGCATTCCCGGTGTTGCCTCCAACCCGGCGCTGTTCACCGCCATCAACAAGGACACCGCCGAGCTGCATCACGAACTGGTGCCGTTCAACGCCGAGCTGGCCCAACGCATGAGCGACAGGGCCGTGCGCATCCTTCGCGCCACCGATGCGGGTGAGCTGCTGCCGCGTCTTGCCCGGGAACGGGACCACTTCGAATGCCGCATGTGCCCCTATGCCAACCGCTGCTGGAGCCTGGCGCAATGACCGATCATAACGACGATGCGCCGCCCGTAACAGGTGAAGGCGAACAGAAGCCCATGGGTGAAGTGATTCACTTCAACCCCTGGCGGGATTTCAACGACGCACCGCTTCAGGAAGACCCGTTCGGCGTCGAGCCGGATGCGAACCAGCTGGGCGTCTTCCTCGACGTGGTGTTTGGCTATTGCGAAGGCCTGATCCCCGTCCGCGGATTCGTGGACAAGGGACAGGGCAGGGACGGCAAGCCCAACAACATCTGGATCGACGCGGATGGGTCAGCCTTCGACAAGCTGAAGACCTTCGCCACCTGGGCGTGGCGCGAGGGTGCGGCTCTGTACGTAATCCCTGGCACAGTGGCCGCCCAGGGTCAGGCGCGCGCCCACGAAGTCATCCAGATGCAGGCCATTGTGGTGGACCTCGATGCCGGGGACATCATCGCCAAGTTGGCTCATCTCGTCCGCCACCTCGGCACACCGACCCTGGTGGTGGAGAGCGGCGGCCGCACGCCCGAGGGCGGCCTCAAGCTGCATGTGTGGTGGAAGCTGACCGAGGCCGCCACGGGCGATAACCTCGCCGCCCTGTGCCGCCTGCGCGGCGACATTGCCATGAAGGTGGGTGGCGACACGCATTTCCGCTCGGCCCACCAGCCCATCCGCGTTGCCGGTTCCGTCTATCACAAGGGCGGCTTCCAACGGCTTGTGCAGATCCGCGAGCACAATG